CTCACTTGCATCTTGTCACTACGCAACCATGTGGACACATGATCATTTGTGTCATCCATTTCGCTCTTTTTATGAGTGTCATTCGTCCCAAGATCTTTGGTTTTGACTCTATAAGATAAAATAGTGTACTTGCGTCCTAGATCATAATTTACCAATCTTATTGTGTTGTAATCTGTCACTTCCAGCTTCATCCCTGCTGTAGACAACTCTGGTAATCCTTTCAATTTCATGAACTCTACTTCAACAGACCTCACATGTTTCGTTCTGACCATTCTTCTAACATTGAAGTCCCAGTACTTGGTGTCTTGCCTTCTAATTGGATGGAGCACGGACCATCCCAAATCTTTAATGAAGTCCCATAGAGTGTGGGACATGTGAGACAGCTCAACTTCATTTATGCATCTCACTTTCTGTACAACAGAATCCTGAGCAAGTATTTCAACCCTGAAGCCCTCCATCAATCCTGTGTAAACCGCTTTCCCAACGTACATTCCTTGATGAAGAGTTTGCCTAACTGAAAAATAGCCGATGACTCCTAGCCGGAATCTTTCAATCAGAGCTGGTATAACAGACTTTAAAATAGAGGACTGATCTGCCATCTTTGCATATTTAATCATCACGCTTAGAGCTATTTGACTCTGTGACAATTCATACATATCCTTTGTCAATTCAGCACTTGCAAATGGGTCAATGTTCATTGAAAGAATCTCTTCTATCTTCTCTGCTTTGTCATGGACTAAGGGTGCTCGCAAGCATCTCCATATCCTCTCAGTTAGAATTTGCATAGCCGTTCTAGCATCTTCTACAGTATTTACTGCAACGTAGTTCAGCTTCTGACCTTTCCATTGACAATTCTCCACCATTGATCTTACTATATCTATTGGAGAACTAACTACGTTGCTAGGAGCATAAGTCCTCACTGTCTTCTTCTTTGCTGACACAGAGATGATAAAATTTCTCAGAGACATGTGATCATTGAATGGAGATGACTCTAGAGTTTTCTCAGCTGTGTCATGTATCCAAGGAAACTTCTGCTTGTAGTGATTCAAAACAAGATTATGAGAGAATCTAGTGCCTTTAACGTCTGGTATGTCAAACCACAGTCTCTGAAGCACCTGGAACAAGGTCACAGACTGGAC